CTTCCTATTCAGTTAGAGCAACTGAAGCACCAGGAAGACCTGATTATGGTAATGACCAAGACAACCCTCCTGCTGGTACCTTAATGGAGGACTGGGAGTATGTTGAGGCAACTGGAGACTTAGATAGTTTCAATGGTAGATTCGGTGTAACACCAGAGTATGCTAATGGCACCTATGCTTATTTCGTAACTGTCGATCCAGCAAATACTGATAATGTTAAGTTCCCATTTATCATGGGACCATTGACTAGAGAGACTATTACACCACCTGCTGATAATGGGTCAGACCCACAAGGACCACCTGGATCAGGTGAAGGTGATGGTGGTGGTGGACCTGCACCAACCTTACAGATTGGAGCACAACCACAAAACGTCACTGTCAATGGTGGTGAGACTGCTACATTCACTGTTACATCTCAGATTATACCTGAGAATGGTCCTATGGCTTATCAGTGGTATAAGTCTACTGACGGTGGTTATGCATATGCTGCTGTAACTGGAGCAACAACCAATACTATATCAGTCACTGCTTTGCAGTATATGACTGGATATAGATATCGTTGTCGTATTACAGGACCAGTAGGAGCTCCTCCAGCAGAGAATTCGCCATTGGATTCAAATGCTGCAATATTAACCGTAACAGGTGGTGACGGTGGTGGTTCATCTACTGCTAATAGATTCGATAGTACTGCTAGCGGATTCGATTCCACACAACAAACCTTCGATGGCACCTAAATAACACTGTAGAAAAGTAACTACCAATGCCTAAGCAAAATCTAAATATTGGCTCGGCAGCTAACGACGGGACTGGTGATAGTCTGAGAGATGGTGCTATTAAACTTAATAGTATCATAGATGAGTTATACACAGCTCTCGGTAACGACACCAACCTTCAGATTAGCGTCGGGACACCAAGTAGCGGTCAATTCCTTAAATGGAATGGATCTGCGTTCGTTGAGGGTGGATTAAATGCACTTTCAGAAGACCTAAGTGTTAACGGACACGACATTATATCATCTAGTGATGGAAATATAACTCTCAAACCTAACGGTACGGGAGACATTAAGTTTTGGACAGGTAGTACTGGCGATGCTCTGACTATAATTGATGGTGCAGATGGTAAGTTAAAGTGGTCTAATCATTTTCCAGATGTTGCTGGTCTTCCAGACGCAACTACCTATCATGGTATGTTTGCCCATGCCCATAGTGAAGGAAAGGGATACTTTGCTCATGCTGGTAACTGGGTAGAATTAGTTGATGTCACATCAAGCATTGGTAAAATTGGTGACGTTGACATGACAGTTGGAGGTGGACCCTCTGACGGACAAGTATTAAAATGGAGTGCATCTAACTCCCACTGGTATGCTGCAAATGATGAAACATCTGAAGGAGGAGGTGGTGGCACCACTCAAAACCTCTTTGAAGGAATCTCTGCTGACACTGGCAGTACTACTGCTAGTGCTCCTACTGATGTCCTTACAGTTGCGGGAGGCACTAATATCTCGACTGCAATCGCAGGAGACACCCTCACAATAACTATGACGGGCACCTTGGGTGACCCAGCTCAAAATCTATACAGTGTAATAGGAAGTGATTCTGGAAATAAAACTGCTACATCTACAACTAGCACGATTAACTTCATTGGTGGTACTGGAGTATCTACTGCTATCTCTGGAGATAACCTCACAATAACTAATGACTTACCTAACGTAACTCAGGAAGTTTATAAGACAGTTACTGGAGATACTGGTACAACTACAGCACAGTTGGCAACTTCAACTCTAAGTGTTGTCGGAGCAGCAAACCATATATCAACTGCTGTTACATCAAATACTGTAACTCTAAGTGTTGTTAACCCATTACCTGCTACTGCAACAGAAGGAGATACCCTTATCTATGATGAGGATAATGGTGTTTGGGTTGTAGCAGAGAGTCCTTCTATTGGATTCACAGTTAGTCATCTAGCTGGTTCATATAGAATTGAGGGTGGTGGTGTTAATGCAACCGAGGACAACCCAGACATCTATGTGTATAGAGGTTTCACCTATAGATTCTATAACTCAACTGGTGCAGGTCACCCATTTGCCTTAAGGCAGACTGCTGGTGGTACTGCTGTTACCAATGGTGTTACTGGAACACAAACAGGTGTGCAGTATTGGACAGTCCCTCAGACTCTTGCTGCTGGCACAACCTATGTTTATCAATGCACAATTCATTCCGCAATGACGGGAAACTTAGTGGTAGTCTAATATGACAAGAACAGTCCCTGGTAGTGGTGCTCAGATAACCCCGATATTTAATAGTATTTTTGGGGTCAGGGATGTCTATGTGAACGATGGTGGTCAGGACTATGATCCTAATGACCCACCAAGACTTCGGATAGGCAATTGCGGCACACCAATTAGAGATGCAGTATTAAGAGCAGTAATCGCCAATAATGGTGAGATAATTGCTGTTGAGGTATTGGATCCAGGTGAGGGTTATGACCCATTGCGTCTTGTTATTGAAGATGAAAACTCATCTCAAACTGCTACTGGTAACGTTTACCTTAAGGATGATGGTTCTGGTGCATTAGATTTCATTCAGATAACCACTCCAGGTGACCAGTATTTTAATGCTACTGCTGAGATACAAGGTGGTGGTGGGTCTGGTAGTGAGCTTGTTGCTGTTACTGGACTGGTAACTGGTCTTGCTATTGAAGAAGAAGGAAGAAACTATACTGAGGAAGATGTTAACATCATCATCTCAGGTGGTGGTGGAGACGGTGCTACTGGTGTTGCTAGTGTCAATCGTTTTGGAGCAGTCACATCTATCACTCTGACTAATCAGGGTGAATTCTTTGAGACACCTCCTCTTATACAAATAATTAAAGGCGGCGGTAGTGGAGCAACGGCCGAAGCGTTTATTAACCTAGGTGTTATTACAAATATTGACCTCTTGTCTGGTGGTGGAGGATATACCACAGACCCTGAGATTATATTTACTAGAGACACCGACCTTGTTAGGTCTGCTAGAAATAGGCAGTCACTTAACTCAGTCCTCTACAACCTCACAGGTCTATTAGAAGACGCAGACTCAAACCAAACTACTCTGCATGTTGAGACAACCAATCCTTATCCAGGATCAGGTAAAGTCTTGATTGGTAGAGAAGTTATTAGATATACTGGTAAGACTGCTACTTCATTGACTGGTTGTGATAGAGGTATTAATTTCAGATTTGACCAGAAGGTTATTCTTGATAACCTACAGGATGACCCAGACACAGGTCTTACTCAGTATAATTTCCAAGTTACTGACAAAGTAAGACGTGTTATTGAAAGCTCTACTAACAGAGTTGCTATTGTATATGACTGGGATCCTACTAATAGGGCACTTTACCTTACCTTCCAGGTTGATGAATTAGCATTCATCGATGGTGGTAGGTCTAATGAGAAGGCAAAGATTATAGCATTCGTTGCTGGTACTGCTGGTGCGTCAGGCACTGGTGTAGCACCACATAATTTGGTTGAATCTGTTGGTAATGATATTGTTACATTCACTGTTCCCTTTGGTGCTATCCTAAATAGAGCATTCGAGGACATAGCAGAATTAGATGGCCTTGGAGATGGTATTGCTGACTTAATCAATACTAATACTGAGTTTGAAAATCAAATATCACTAGATGGTGGTATAGCATCTTCACTCTATGGTATCGAAGAGACATTAGGTGGCACAAATACTACCTTATTCCAAGCTGGTGACCAAATATATGATGGTAGTCAGAATTCATTAGTTGCAACCATACAAGGTGCTGGAGCACTGGGTGATGGAGATGCTCATGAATCTGGTGCTGTCATCAAAGCAACATATACTGCATCCTCTGCTGCATATACTGCTGTTGAGGCATCCGAAGGACTCACTTCGGGAATTACAGCAACAAATACAGCAGTCGCTGTTGGCGAAAGTGCTAATGAAGTGGTTGTAACAGTTAAAAGTATGACTTCAGCAGGAGCAAACTACAAGTTCCAGAAGGGTGAAACCTTAAGAGGTAACTCAACAGGTGCAACCGCAGTCATAGATTCTATAGAATATACTACCTACCTCAGAGATGAGGAAGATTAGTCCCATAAATAAAAAGAAGGCAATTGTAAAGTAATGGCGTTACTTACCGACCAATTTAGAATATTTACTGCCGAGAGGTTCAGGAAGGCTCTTGAGGGTCCTGATGCTACACAATCTGACCTATTGGCAGGTGCTAGTCGGGATCGTCTATACGTCTTCATCGGTAGACCACAACCGTGGGATAACGAGAATGCACCTCCAGACCCAGTAGATTCATTCCAAGAATTTTCCGATGACTATTCGGATATGATATCCTTGAAGAGAGTGTTAGCTAATGACACCATTCAAGTAATCCGTCGTACCGACTGGATTCCCCCAGAGCAGACTACTGGTGGTCTGGGTTATGTTTATGATATGTACCGCCATGATTATTCCTCAACTAAGACAGCATCGTCAGGTGCTACGAAGTTATATGATGCGGACTTTTACGTTGTTAACTCGTCCTATCAAGTATACAAGTGCATTTACAACGGCACATCTCCTTCTGATCCTAACGGTAAACCTTCTACTGTTGAACCTACAGGAACGTCCACCAGCATTATCACAACTGCTGATGGCTACCGTTGGAAGTATATGTACACGATCCCTGTTGGTCAAGTCTTAAAATTCTTCTCCAATGAGTATATGCCTGTGCTATCAGATACTGCTGTTGTAGCAGACGCTGTTGGTGGAGAGATTGACACAGTTATTATTGCATCATCAGGTGCAGGATATAACAACGGCACCTATGAAAACGTCCCTATTAAAGGAGATGGTGTAGGTGGTCGTGTATCACTTGTTGTTGATGGTGGTCGTATTGTATCTGCCACTGTAACATCTGGTGGTAGTGGATATACATTCGGTAAAGTAATTATTGATGAGGTAAACGGTATCGGAGCTGGCACAGGAACAGGTGGTAGCGTCGAAGTCGTAATTGCTCCCGTTGAAGGTCATGGTGCTGTCCCAGCTACTGAGCTAGGTGGTTTCAGAGTCATGATTAACACCAAGTTTACATACGATGAGGGTAGTGGTGACTTCCCAACTGATAACGACTATCGTCGTATTGGTCTAGTCATTAACCCAAACAAGTATGGCACTCAGGAATTAACTTCTGAGTTAACATTATCTGCAACGAAGGCGGTAATCTTCTCTCCTACGTTTACAGGTAACTTCCAGACTGATGAGATTGTAACCCAGTCCCGAACTGTAGGTGGTCAGCAAGTGACTGCTAGAGGTCGGGTTATTTCATGGAATGCAATTACTAAAGTTTTGAAATACTATCAGAATAGGATTGACGGTGTATTCCCAGAATTCACTGGAAACCTAATTGAATTTGAAGGTGGTAACCCAGTTGTGGGTGCTACTTCAGGTGCTTCTGCTGACCCAGACATCAACTTCCCGATTGTTTCTGGATCCTCTACGAGGGTTATTAACAACGCTGAGTATGATTTGGGTATGGCATTCACTAATGGTTACGCCAAAGCTGAAGTTGACCCCAACTCAGGTGAGGTTATTTACATAGATAACAGAGGTGCGATTACTCGTGCTGGTGACCAAATCGAAGACATCAAGATCGTAATCGAGTTCTAAAGACATGCCACAGAATACTAATTTAAACATTAGTCCTTACTTTGATGATTTCGATAAGGACAAGAATTTTTACAGAGTCCTCTTCCGACCAGGATATCCTATCCAGGCAAGAGAACTTACGACTATGCAATCGATTCTTCAGAATCAGTTGGAGTCTGTTGGTCAGCACTTCTTTAAAGAAGGTGCTATGGTTATCCCTGGTCAGGTCGGATATGACCTACAGGTGCAAGCAATTGTCCTACAGCAGTCCTTTTTAGGTGTAGATGTTGAAACCTATAGGACACAATTAAGCGGTCAGATTATCGAGGGCATAACAACAGGTATTAAAGCAAA